CCGACGTAATAATCATTGTCTGCTTTTAGGGTAATATCGAGCATATTTTGATATTCTGTAGCATACACGGCATTTCTATCCGTATCATATTGCATCGATAACTCTGGATGATTGCAGGTAATCGTAATTTTTTGATGGTCTTTTTGCACCAGGGTTATTTTCTTCCGGGTATCCCCACCAACAGATACGTTCGCTGTTCCTTCCACCAGTTCTCCATCGGCCGTATAGAACTTTTTTCCCCGAGCAACATCTCCAATTTCAGCTGTCGTATCGGACACTTCACAAAACCTTGCTTTGCCTCCCGCTGTAAGGGGTAATAATATGGATGGAACTTCCGTGTAATTAGCTCCCGCAATCTTAACATCAACCTTCATGGCTCAGTCCTCCTATTCAATGGTCAGCACTTTGGTCAGACTATCCTGGGATACTGCTACAGAGGTCAAGGAACCTGTCACTTTCGCTCCGTTAATATAGGCGGTTTTACCCGACACAATAGTACTCGCAGCTGCGGTAGCATCTGCCGTATCCACCACACTAGCCTTGCCGGCTACTCCCAGAATCGTCACACCTGCCTTGATGTTATCCGCGATCAGCTTGGCTTGTTCCTCGCTCGTGATGGTAACTGCGCCTTTGCCATTATGGTAGCCTGCCGGGATGGTATACGAACCGTCCACCTTGCCAATACTGCCACTGACAGCCCCATTATCTGGCATAGAGCCTGTCACTGAACCGGTTCCCAAGAATGCAGTTTTCCCATTCAGGATATCCGCAGATACTGCAGTCGCCCCCGTTGTATCATAAAAAGTGGCTGCTCCCTCTCCTTCTGCTAGTGGAATCGAAACTTGAGGGACTTCTGCATACACTACGGAATTGATTTTTACATTTTTCGCCATGATGTTATTCTCCTTTACTCAACCTTTAATTCATATCCATTGAAGCTAATTCTGCCATAGTTCGACGGAATGGCAGCTACCGTAACCCGCTGCAAGGCATCGTAGCCTGCATCTGGTCGGATGATTTGTTTCTCTTTATTAGGAATGACCACTTTTTTTTGATAATTTCTGGAAGGTACCACCGGCACGGATAGAATCCCTTGCAGAGTATTTATTCCCTTTATAGTGCCTTTATACTTATCCATGGGTTGTTACCTCTCCCGTTATAATAAACGGACTGGGTGGAATGATTGTGTCTGTATACCCAGAGTCCAGCACCAATTCCACATCATACCAATAGGTTCCAAATGGAAGCTGTGCTGTATCTTCTGGTATCAGGATCAGAACACAGTCATTTTCTCGGCGTAGAATACCACTATCCAGATGCTTTTCTATCACTGTCTTTTCATCTGAAAGCTCCCGCTTAACGGTAAAAGTAAGCTGATCATCCGGACCTGGGATAAAGATGGCACCTGTCACCCGGTCTCGAATAATCAGCGTGATTTCAGCAGAATCCCCTCTTGTCAAAAAGAGCCGGTTTCGAATGACCGAAAAACCCATTCTATCACCTCCTACTCATTCTGCCGTTGCTCAATCACATCCAGGCGATGCTGCACGTGCCCCGTAGCTTCTTCCACCCGGGACAACCGCTCTGCCATCTGCTGTCGTTTGGATTCCGTATCGGATAGTTGCCTGCGCAGATGATCAATGCACTCCTGCAGGCTCCGTACTGATTGATTTAAGGGCTTGATGACGCTGAAATTGAAGATAACGCCGCAGAGCATCAGGACCGATACCAGAGATGCGGCCATCTGTAACCATTCAGCCATATTTCTCACCTCCTATCCCGTCCGCTGAAACATGTACACGACAATGGACGGCTGCATATTGTTGTGGGCTGTACCGCCCCCGGCATTTCCTGTATCAAAGGTATGCGCATGTTCTCCATTCCATGACGTATTCCCTGACCAGGTGCGGGAAGCACGAAATTCTACGACTACGCCATCTTCATCACCCTCATATCCAGATTTAGCATCATATCTGGCAATTCCGCCTGGATAAAAGGAGCCCCCCGGCGCAGGTAACCCCTGTTGGCCACGCACGGCGTCATCTCCCCCAAAGTTCCCCCATATTTCCATGTCCCCTCGGTTATGATTATGTCCACCACTTTTAGCCGTTGAACCACTATGCTTGTGAATCGGTATTTCCGCCAGGGTATTAGTGTGCTTCTCTTCGCCCAGCTTGTCCCCGGCCTTGTACATGGTCCCGCTGTCTGCTGCCCCGGCCCCGATCAGGCACCGCCCCATGGAAAAGGCCACCCAGGTCGTACCCGGCCAATACGTTGCGGGATTCTTCCCGTCCGTAGAAATGTAGATGGCATTGACAGGGAACGGACAAGCCTGGATCTTTGCCACAGCCTCTTCGTCCATATCCGCATAAGTGACCTTACCCCAGCTGCCGTTGCTATGCAGGACCGTATTCAGCTTCCCCGCAGCCGGTGACGGGACCATGCCGCTCTGGCCTGCCGTCTTTTCGCCGCAGCCGCTGAAATCCGGCAGGGTTATATCCCTCGTGCCGTCAAACAGCACCCGGTGAATCTTCCGTCCTGTCTGCAGCTTCGATGCACTGGCCGCATTGCCGCTGATGCCGCTGGCATGGGCCTTGACATCGGTCAGATGGGCATTGATGTCGGCTGCCGTAGCAGAAATCCGCTCATAGAGCCGGGCATCATTACTGACCAGCTGAGACACGGTCCTGTTCTGCTGATTGAAGACGACCGGGTCTTCCGAAAGATACTGAGGGAAAAGCACATCATAATCCAGCGTATTCTCTACGGCTTCTGTTGGCCGGACTTCCTGCCCGGCCCGGTCTGGAAAATCTGCTGACCACTTCTCCTTGATATACTCAGCCACTTTCCGTCACTCCTTTCCCGGATACGATGGTCGCTGTAGAGAACGTCGCCTCGCCATCCCAGTGAATCTTCCCGTTCCAGGAATAGCCCAGATAGATGGCATAGCCCAGATGGGCCGGTTTGTAGATGTCGAGCTGGGCAATCAGCTTCGAGAGCGTTCCGGTATCCTTGTCATTCATAATGCAGTACACTTTGAAATAATATTCTTCGTTCACTTCCTCGATGTGGCCGACACTGTACAGGTTCACGATGGAGTTCATGAAATCCACCGTGGATACATCCACATGCTGCAGCTTAAAGAGAATCCGCTGCCTGCGGAATTCATCGGTATCCCCATCCCCGGGCTTGATGCCAAGGAACGATTCATAAAGAGGCAGCGCCCAGGTGGCTGTGTCCACGAAGAAGTTGTCCGCCAGGTCCTGCAGAGACAGGCGCAGGCGGTTATGCTCCGTGCTGCAGGTATCCGCTGTCTTTTTGAACATCGGGTCTTTCCCCAGGAATTTCGGCAGATAGTCCAGCACATTAATGGGCTGCTGTCTCATCCACTCATTCGCTGACAAGGTTCAGCACCACCTTCCCGACTACAGGAATCTGCTCATTGGTCAGGCGGATATTTTCCGCCTTGCCGCCGAGCTTCAGGTTCCGATAGTCTGTAATCCCATCCACACTCAGGATGAGCCGGCCGATCTGGGCCAGGCTGACATAGGACAGGCTGAAACCTGTATTCTTGAAATAGGCAGACACAGCGGCCGTCACCACATCGGCATTGACGGTGCCGTACACTTCTGCCGTAATATCCACGGATACGGGTGCCGGAGATACCACGGTCACGGTAGCCCCGATGGGCCGCTGAGATTCGATGTACCGGGACACTTTCTGGATCAGCTCCTTGGAAGCCGATTCATTCTCTGCCGTCACGATGATGACTTTCACTGTACCGTTCCCGTTCCAGAGCGGGATGACCTTGCAGTTGCCTACCCCGTCCACGGACATGGCCCAGGAACGGTAATGGTTGGCGTTGCCGGACGTGATGGGCTGGCGGACCCGGAACAGGAGCCGTGCCAGAAGGGCCGCATCGGTTTCCTCATCAGCCCCGTCCGTGCATTTCTCCGGGTTGGTTACGCTGTACACGTTGGGGATAGAATAAGGGATTTCCGTAATCGTCCCTGGTGCCACATTCCCTTTCACCCCTGTATCTGCGGCCTGGACAGCAATGTCTGCTTCGGTTCCGTCAGATGGAATCGTAGCGGATTCTGTCGTGTAGAAGCGCAGCCCGTCTTTCGTCTGGAACAAGCTGCCACGTATGATGTAGGCCCCGGACTGCCCGGTGACCGTCACTTGTCCATTGGCCTTCACTGCCTGTTTCCGCTGGATACCGAATTCCTCAGCCCGGAGCGTCAGATAGTCACCCCAGGCAGTCTCGGCAAACGCCGCATCCCGCAGCATGGCCATCTCGGCATAGCTGTTCTCGAATTCCACAGCATTGGTATCAATCATATCCCGGGCAAACGAACCCTCGATGGCTGTCTTGTCCGTATCGGTCAGTGTGTGCAGGGTCTGCACCATGCGGCTCTCAATCTGGTCTTTTGTCTGGGCATCGAACAAATCGCTCATGCAAGACTCCTTTCTGCGGCAACCGTGATGCTCTCATCGCTGTAAATGGATGTCACATCCACCAAGATGGACAGATCATCTTTCTCCCGCTTTTCCACATCCACCCGGTTGACGCGGGCAATATAGGGATTGACGGCCAGCCCCTCCCGGATATTCTGGCATACCTGGTCTGCCGTATAGACGCTGTTGGGCATCGTTCCCTGATAGGGTTCAATGGTAATGCCGTATTCATCATGGTAGGCCAGATACCGGTATCGTTCCGTCATCAGGGCTTTATAAATCCACACCTTGAGGGCTTCATCTTCTGTCACGGTGATGTTGTTCCCGTTCTCGTCATAGCGGAACCGATGCTTCTCGAAGTCATAACCGTATTCCGAAAGGAGCGGCAATGTTTCTCTGACGCTGGCATCCGCTCCGGATGCCAAGGCCACAAAAGGATCAGCCATATCCGTCCAACCTCACAATCTCATCTAAAATCACATACTGCTGGATTTTCCCGTTCACCAGCATGGGCATGATGGCAACTTTCATGCCCGGCTTCAGGGTATCCGTGGTAATCACCGAATCAGTGTAGTCGTTATGGATGTCGTGGTTATGCGACTGATACGCCGCATCCCCGCTGCCGCCTGCCCGGTTCTGGGTAGCCGATACCAGATGGCCCCGAGCTGTCCTGCCGTAGCCTGCCAGAAGGTAATGGGAAATCCACAGCTCCTCTTTGGTCAGGACGATGCTGTTGTATTTCACCTGGATGTCTGGCGGGGATTGGAGTATCTCGCCAATCTGGATGGACGGACTGTTGCTGCTCCGCGATACCTGCTCCATGAGGTTCAGCAGGCTGATGTATGGATTTTTCTGCATCTCCCGTCACCTCCTTGATGTCTTGATGATGGTCGCCGGATAATAGTCGCTCCCCATGTCGATGCTCCCTTCGTAATGATGGAAGCACCCGTACACGCTGGAACTGTTGCCCCAGCAGCCGCCGTTCCCGTCATAGACCACGACATGCCAGTTCGGATCCGGCTTGCTGTAGCGGTTGTACATGATGATGTCGCCTTTCTCCAGCTGTGCCGGGTCGTAGGGAATCGCCAGTCCCCGGGCTTCGGCATCGGCCCGGAGCTGGTCGCATCCTTTGACGTTGTTGTTGTATTCCTGCGCGGCAAAGGGTGAATACCCGGCAGCAGCAACTGTTGCCCGGTCCACACAGCCATTGGAACCATAAGGCGAAACGGTCCCATCGAAATTCTCCATGCACGAATCCACCACATCGCCTCCGGCAGCATTCCCGTTCATGGACCCCCCACCCCTGCTGCCCGAAACGGCCGCTGCAGGCGGCACGTAATCCGGGTTCGCATTATAGGACGCGCTGTCAGGCTCCTGTTTCTGCTCATCCAGCAGTTTATGGAAGACCAGATGCAGCTCCATGGTATGCCTGTTGCCCTCAATCCGATGGCTGTCCGATTTGATGAAGAACCGCCCTTTGAGCTGTTCTTCCTGGATGTCCACGGAAAAGCCGGCAATGCACTGGATATGGCCGAGCGCCTTGACGGACATGTCATGGGCAACGGTTTTCAGCATGGCCCTGGCCTGCGAGGCATCGTCCTGCTTGGGGTCGGCCTTGCAGATGGCCTGGATGATGCCGAATCGTTCGATGTCGGTGCCATTCGGCATCTCGCCTTTCGTCTGTCCTGCACTGTCTACGACCACCACTTTCGACACCATGTCTTCGATGGACTCGGACACAGATGCCCCGGTGAGATTCGTTTCATCGCTGATGAGGAAGTTCTCCACTACCTGGTCATTGGTGCAGACCACATTCAGCTTCCCGTCCGTCATGTAGATGTGATACCCCTTGCCATCCTGTGCCGACTGGTAAGACAGTGCCTGCTTGATGGCATCGGTCGCTGAGATGTCATCGGCGATGAAACTGCACACCACAGAAAGGTCCGGCATCGTCCCGGCTTCAATCGAAAAGTCATGGATGGTCTGCCGGATGGCATCAGCCACGGTCACATTGGCGTATTTCCGGGTAATGCGGGATTTGGCCAGATAGATGATGTTGTCGAAGGCCACAAAGCGCATGGCATAGGACTCGCTGTCCCGGCTCCGGGAAAAGATGCGCCCCTGAAAAAAGGGATACGTCTCCTGCGTGACCTCATCGGTATAGGAAAAACACACTTCATCTCCCAGCTCCAGAACGGCATTCGTCCAGTCCTTGTCTTTCGTGGTATAGGCGATATCAAATTCCAGCTTTCTCCCGGCCTGCTCCACATCGCCCGACCAGGTATAGGAAAGGACATAGGCAGACAAGTCCGTGTTCTGCGGCTTGTCTGCCTGCTGGTTTTCCGTATCGGCCTTATTTATCTTTGCCAACTGGAACATTTTCATCATTCCTTTTCAGGTTCATGGTCGTCAGCCGGATGATGTCCCCCGCCGATAGGCCGCCGCTGCGGATGATGCTGCGGTAGACCTGGAACTTGGAGAACTGCTCCTTATTGAGCGTGACCGATTTCCCGACGGCCCGGCCCACAACGTTGCCGATGCTGTCGCCCGGATAATAGGTGATATTCTTCTTCATCTTCTGCCAGAACGACTCAGGGCGTTTCTTCAGCCCCGTTGCCGGGTCCGTTTTCCCTGTTTCCGCCGCTGTAACATAGCGGTATTCCGTCAGCGCCAGTTCATAATACACATCGCCGCTGCCATCCTTTTCCCCGAACTTGAAGGAACTGATCAGGCAGGGCATGGAGATGGGCGTGTCCGATACCGTGAGCTGGCAGACTTCGCCGCCTGTACGCATGGCTTCCAGTTCGGCAATATAGGTATAAGGCGACAGCGTCATCATGGCAAAGGGATAATCCTGGGCGGGGAAAAATCCCGCCAGCGTCAGGGACTTCAGCCCGGTCCTGCCTTTCATGAGATACTCCCCGTAGTTGTTGATATTCACCGTGCCATGGTTCGTATTGACGGAAACCATCAGTTCCGAAGGAAGCACGGGAAAGGTCACGACAGAGCTGCCCGCGGCCAGGGAAATCGTCAGATTCTGTGACGCCTGCCCGATGGCATTCAGGATGGATTCTAAGAATGAGGCCATCAGATGGTCGCTCCTTTCATGCGGTTCATGCCGTACAGCCGGATCTTTTCCACCAGCTTATCGGCTATGGCATCGATGTCCTGCTCGCTACGGACGTTCATCGTGTCGATGCGAATAGTGATGGAATGGCTGCCTGCGTTCATGGCCTGCCGGATGCTTTCGTCATGCGGAACCACCGTACTGCCGTTTGGCAGGTGGACCAGCTCGCCCCGGCGGTCCTCGTTGATGACGGCAAAGCCGCCGCCAAAGTTCTCGACGCCTCCGGCAAAATGACTGATGGGTTCAATATTGAATCCCACATGAGTCGGCGCCCCGCCTGTCAGAGACGGGATGTCGATGGACAGACCGTTGACGCTGGCAATGAGTCCGTTCACCTGGTCGATGACCCAGTTCACGCCGCTCCGGAAAGTATCCTTGATGCTCTCCCAGATGCTGGAAGCCGTCTCGCTGATGCCGTTCATGGCCCCGTCCCAGGCCGAAGCAATCCATTGCATCCCGGCATCCACAGCATCCGACACCGCCTGGATGGCCTGTTCGATATACTGCGAAACCGTATCCCAGTTGCTCCAGAGGAGATACAGCCCTGCGATGATGGCCGCGATGGCAATCAGGATGGGATTGGCCATCGCTGCTGCGCCGACTGCCCGGATGACCGTAATCATCAGCCTGCCCACGGTCAGGAAGGTACTGCCCATGCCTTTGGCAACGATGGCGATACCTCTTGCCACGGTGATAAGGCCCTTGAACTGGGCAGCCAGATACTTCGATACGCTCCCGGCCTTGCTGATGCCCGCGGCAATGGAGCTGAACGTCCCGAAGGCCCGTCCGCCTATCGTCAGCACCCGTCCCAGGGTAGAACCGAAGAGCTGGAAGGTTACGATACCGAAAGCCACCTGGCCGATCAGTGTTTTCTGCTCCGGTGTCAGCGACCGGAACCAGGCCACCAATTCCTTCACCCGCAGGGACATGGCCTTGAAATAAGGGTTAAAGGAAACAGCCAGGTCCATCCCGGCATTCTTCAGCTGGTTCATGGCAATCTGCATCTGTTCGGACGGGGTCAGCATCTTCTCATAGGCTTCCCGGGTCATGCCGGCAGACTGGGCCATCTGGTCCATGACCTTGTCGAAATCCCCGGCTCCCTTGCCTGTCAGGACCAGGATGCTGTTCAATCCTTCGACGGAACCAAAGAGCTGGGCCATCTGTTCGGCGTCACCGCCGGTGGCCCGTTTCACTTCGTCCAGGAACTTCACCCATCCTACGCTCTGCAAATGAGCTGCGTTGAACTCAAGGCCCAGGGACTGAGCCAGTTTCGCCGCTTCAGAAGACGGCTTCAGGATGTTGCTGTAGGCCGCCTTGAGTCCTGTAATGGCTTCGCTTGTCCGGATGCCGTTCTTGGTCAGGACGGCGATGGAACCGAACAGTTCCTGCGTGCTGACATTGAGCTGTGCCGCAATGGGGATGACGTTGCCCATGGACTGGGCCATCTCGCCAAAGGATGTCTTGCCGAAGTTCTGTGCCAGGAGCATCTGGTCCGTCATCGCCGTGGCTTCTTCTGCCGATTTTCCATAGGCATTGAGGACGGTCGTGACGCCGTTTACGGCGGTTGTCGTATCCGTGAACCCGGCCTTGGCGGCGATGGTCATATCCTTGACAAAGCCTACAGCATGGCCGGCATCGACACCTGCCGAGATGGCCTGGTAGACCGATTCGGAAAGGTCGGCAACGCCTGCCCCGGTCTCATCGCTAACAGCACGGATCTCATCACTGACCTTCTGCATGGAAACGACCGTCGTATCCACCAGGGTCGAAATCTTGGCGATGCCATTGGCAAAATCGCTGTGCAGCTTGAAGCCTGCCGTCGCAGCCGCCAGGATGGGTGCCGACAGCAGGGCCATCTTGTCTGACAGACCGGAAATCTTGCTTCCCGTCTGCTCGATGCTCTTTGCCGTCCGTTTCTGGATGCGTTCATGCTCCGTCAGCTTGTCCGACAGGCCGCTGACCAATTGTTTTGCCGCCGCCATCTGGGCCTTCATGGTTCCCAGGCTGGCATTGACACTCCGAACCGTCGGCGTGAACAAATCCCGCAAACGGATAGCAGCATCGATGACGTTATTGGCCAATAGGTATCACCTCTCAATGTTGTTACAGCTATAAAAATATAGTAAGATAAAAGAAATCTATCTTTACGGAGGAATTCCAATGCGCTATTTCAATGAAACAGAAAAAAGATTAGCTGAACGATATCACCATATGGAGCTTGGAACTTGCAAAATCTGTGAAGAATGTCATAAGAAAGAGCGTTTATCCTTGCCGATTGGCTGTTGGTGCGTAGGTTCCGATTTTAATAAAACTTCCAAGAGAATTCTATTTGTCGGTAAAAATGCCAGAAACAATCCCGGCACGATTGAAGACGGCTTCCGCAATCCCTTTCAATATACCCGTGAATCTCTGTGGAACAAAAGCTGGCCATATTGGAGCTATACTCGTGCTATCACTCAGAGAATATTCGGTGACGATTCTATAGAACACATCGCATTTACCAATATTGTCAAATGCAACAATTCCGGAGGAAAGGATACTACCTCAGATTTTGTAAAATCCAACTGTATCCTAAACCTAAAAGTCCTTCAGCAGGAATTAAAGGTAATACATCCTACTCATGTCATTTTTTATACATCTTGGTATTATGACGATTACATCCCTAACGTCTTTGACCGTTATAATATTCATTACAACGGTTTTAAAGATATTGGGAAAAGAAAAATGCCCTGGCAGGAAGCCATTTCCACGCTGGGCAATCAAACCTTTCATGTACTACGTGTCGGCCACCCACAATGCAAGAAAAAAAGCGACTTCGTCTATGAAATATCTAAGTGGATTGAGCCTACCTTATGACTTTATGCCAGATAGCCATATTTTCAGCAGTTAATCCGATAATGCTGAAGATACTTTTTTATTGCGTTCTTCCATCTCATAGCGGATGAAGGCATACAGCACCTGCCGTTCACCGTATCCCAGTTTCATGACCGCTGACGGCAGCAGGTGATGCTCCCGGAACAGGAGATACATCGCCTGCACTTCGCCATCGGTCCGGATCAGTTTTTTACGGCTTTGTCCGCCTTTTCCTGAGTCGTATAACCGTTGAGTTCCGTAATCTGTGCCGTGAGGTCGGCGATTTCGCCTGCCAGGAAGAGCTTGCGGATGATGTCGCCAGGGAGTACGGCCCCGAATTTTTCCAGCAGGTCCTTGTTCTTGAGGTCCGGGTCGGCAATCCCTGCCAAGAGCGTCTGGGTCTGCATCTGATAAATATCGATGTTATCGGCACTGCCGTTGGTGAAGTCCACGGCCATCTTCTGAATATCCGCATAGCGTTCCGGGTCGATGGCCCGGAGCGTGATGACAAAATCGAACCCGAACAGCTTCGAGAGCCGTTCCATCTTCACTTTTTTCACAGGCCGTTCGGCCAGCTTGTTCACTACGTCTGCTTTCAGCAGCCGGTCTACCATATTCATGTGCTTGTTCTCCTTATGCTAAATCCAGTAAATCCCAGTCCGAGAAGGTGAAGCTGTAGCTTTCCTCACCCATCTTGTCCACTTCCCAGTCGGCCAGGATCAGGCTGTCAAAGGTCGCATCCTTGATGACGATGCGCTCACTGCCGATGGCATCCTTGTCATCCAGGACGGAGACGATGGTCACGACAGTCTGCCTGCCCGCCTTGATGTTGTCGTTCATCTTCCGGATCATGTAGCTCGATACCTTGTGCAGCTTCAGCTGGCCTTTGCAGTCGTATCCTGTGACCTTGTAGCCCTTGCCCACATGGCGGAGCATCTTCACTTCTTCCTTGGTCAGCGTGACCTCGGCCTTGAATGCCGTTGCTTCGGCCATGAGGTCGCCGTCGATATACAGGTCAGCATACTTGCCGTTCATGACCCGTTTGGCTTCCATACTGTTCATCCGGCTTCACCTCCTCAGATATTGATGGTAATCGTGACATCTTCCATGGCATCCAGCAGCGATGCCTTGACGGCGATGAACACATTGCTGCCAATATTGGCCAGCTTGATATCCATATCGGACATGTCTGCCAGTTCTGCCTTGGTGTATTTGCCGTTGGATTCCAGCCATATCTTCGTGGATTCCACATCGATATAGGCTGTGTTCTGGTCCTGTTCCAGCAGCCCCTCCTGGGCCAGCTGGTCAAGATATCCCTGGATGGCCGTCACCAGGAGGCAGCGGTTCGCATAGCTGTTAGCGTACTTCCCGAGGTAATGGTCCTGGGCCGTCGTGCGGATATCATCGTGCATCATGTCCATCAGGTCCACGAGCTTGATTTTCTGGAAGCTCGTCCCCTTGTCCTGGACGGTGGTCACCAGGGAGTTGATGCCCCGGGCCAGTTTCACCTTCTCGCCGTCAAAGAAGAAGAACAGCTTCCCTGCCCCGGCCATGGTGTCCATTTCCTCTTTCGTCCACACATCACAGCCGATGACTTCCGGCAGCGGCGCGTAGGTGCAGGAAATCGTCATGGGCGTCCCGGCGATGATGCCGGCGATGCGGCTGCAGTACTGGGCCGTCGTATAGGTCCTGCTCTTCGTGCGGATGGTCTTGTTGACGAAGTTGATGACACCTTCCGTATCTGCCGTACAGTCCGGCAGCACGGCCTTGATCATCTTGTCTTTATTGGTACGCATCCCCTTGACCCAGGTGGCGATGGTATCGATGTGCGACGTTCCGATGTCCGGGATGACCAGGTAATCGAAACGCTTGTTCTCGATGACCTTCAGGATATCCGTATAGTCTTCGGCTTCACTGCTGATGATTTCGGCGATGACCTTCTTCGGGCTGTTCACATAGCCCCGGAGCGCCAGTTCCAGCTGCTCCCGGTTGCTGTCAGACAGCTCCTTGGGGATGTCATCTGCCGTGTACAGGTTCACTTCCGTCATCGAAGGCAGTGTTTCTTCCTTCAGGATCATCAGGACAATGCCGCGTTCACTGCGCTCGATGGCGCTGATGCCTTTTTCCTTAAACACGACATTAATGGATGGCATTTTCATGTTTCGTTGTCTCCTTTCCCCGATACCGCTGATGCAGCACCTTCATCCGTTCGGCTGCTTCCGTTTCATCGGCGGAATCGTAGTACTGGACGGTCAGCGTCAGCCGGCCGCCATCGTTGTCGGGCCCGATGAGTTCCTCGTTCATCGAGCGGACAGCAAAAAACCTGTCCTGGACGGCAATCCCGTCACGGAACAGGTCTTCTGCAGCAGCCAGCACTTCATAGATGACTGTGCTGGCCGTCTGCTTCTGCGGTATATAGGTGATGTAAATATCCGTATCCCGGTACACTTCCTTGCAGCTCTGGGGCGAAGCCACTGTCATCGTCTTCAGGAAAAACGCTGGCGGACGGAACCCTTCCTTCACTTCCTGCAGGTACACGGGATACGGGAACCGTTCCTTCAGCTTCTGCTGTATGGCCTGCAGGATGTCGATGTCATGGATCATGTGCCGCCTGCTTTCTTCAGGAGCTTCTTCGCCAGTTTCTCCAGGCCCGGCTGCAGTTCCCGGGCTTCGAAGGCCTTGACGGATTTCTCCGTATAGTGCTGGCCTTCATAATAGCCAACGGTCCTGCCGCCCGGCGTTTTCTTGACATGTCCGTTATTGAGCAGGTGATGGACCGGGTGCCGGTTGACCAGTTCATAGGTCAGCTCCGAGCCGTTATAGCCTTCTACCTTGTGCTTCCAACCTTTCTTCAGCTTGCCCATGCTGCCTTCCGGCGTGTTCTTTACGCATTCCTTCCTGAGCTTGTTGCCAATTGTTACCAGGCCCTTTTCGGCAGTGCCGGGAAACTCTTCAATGGCAGAAAGCAGTCTTTCTGAAAAATCATCCAATCCTTTGACCTCAAAGTCACTTCCGCTCATTGTCCGTCCCCCTCACTTCTTCCATGCAGTACAGTTCCAGGGCTTCGTGGCGCATGTACGGGTCCACGATGGTGTCGATGTCGTATAGGTGATTCTGGTACTTCACCTTCATGTCATGAGTGACGCCCGGACGCCAGCGGATGGTAATCTTGCTGTACTCCGTATCCGCCTTGCGTTCCATCTCATAGAACACTTTGCCCCGGGCAGGCTCGATGGATGCCCAGCAGCGGTACACTACGACGTCGGCCTGGGTATCGAAGCCGTATTCATCGGTCATGGCCTTTTTGCCCAAGATTTCGATGCGCTTATTCAAGAGTCCCGTCTTCATGGCACACCTCCTTAAAATGCGCTGCGGCGTACCCCGAAAAGAAGCCAGCGCAGGCACTTCAAAAGGCCTGCGTAGTCCGCTTCCTCACGGTGTTCATATAAAAAAGCCGTGGCGTAGAGGATGGCTTCGTGGAAGACCACGGGATTCTCTTCTGCATCGGCTTCCTCGCAGCGGGATATATCCAGGCAGAGCGCCTGGGCTGTTTCCAGGGAAGACTGGATGACCTCGTCGTTCGAGGTATCATCTTCGTCAATCCGCAGGTATTCCCTGGCTTCTTCCAGCGTCACAATCATGGCTTATCCCTTCGCTTTCATCTCCAGGGCCTTGACCGCTTCCTTGAGCATCAGCATGCCATCGACGCGCTGGCTGGCAAGGA